AAGATCGCGAGGTAGGCATACGTCCACCCGCTCGCGTTCTGTTGAAAATAAGTGTTTGAAGTGTTGTACCACGAGACCGTGGTGCCCCACGTCAGGTGCAGCTGGCTCTCGGAGTTGCTGACGTCATCAGAGAGGCCGCCGGCACGCAGTACAGTGACGCCGCGCAGAGCTACGAAGCCGCCATAGTCCGCGTGGCTTGAGTTGGAGACCGGCATGACGATCAACAGCTTCGGCTGAGACGCGAAGCTCAGCGTGTTCTTGTTACCGCTGCCGTACTTGCCGGAGCCGGAATAGGTGCCCGTCACGATTTTGCCGGCGCCGATCATGGCCGCTGTGATTTTGTGCGGGTTGCTTGCACTCAGGTGAGTGATCAGATCGCCGATCGCTCTCTTCACCTTGCCGCAGATAACGCTGAAGGTGTCGCCGCTGAGGATGTTGGTCAGCTTTGCGCTGGTGCCGAACTCCGGCGCCAGATTTTCGGTTGTTACGTTCGCGACGTTGCCGAGACCGACCTGCTCAGCCGTTACCTCGTGCGGGTTGCTCTTGTCGAGAGTGTGGGCGCTGAGTTCTTCCTTCGTGGCGTAGCCGGCGAACTCGCCGATCACTGCCTCGATGTTTTCAGCGTCACCCACGGCCACGAGCACCCTGAGCGTGATGCGCTCGAAGGAGTTGGAGCTGTCGGTCGGGATGTACGCGGGGAACTCTCCAGCGTTCGCGTATGCGTAGAGGATCTCGCCGATGTCAGGATCCTCTGCAAAGACGCCCAGCTCTCGCGCGTAGATGCCGGCGTTCAGGGCGCTGTTGTCGAAGCTGCCCTCGAGCTTCACGACGCCGTCGCCTTTTTCGATGCTGGTGATCTGCATGTCGACGACGCCGCTCACGAGGTCAGTCAGATCTGCGACCTCCCCGGGATCTTCTCCGGTGCCGATCGCCAGCTTCGTGAACGTCAGAGTCTCGCCGGAGAGCGCCTTGATGATCAGGGCGCGGCCGGCGTCTGTTAGTGATAATTTAGGGAAAAACATGTGCTTTCTCCTTTCGTCATTCTGTCAGAATGTTGCCGAGCTCGTCGGTGAGGGAGTCACCGAGCTCGTCGGCCAGCCATTCAAATGCGACGAAGTCGTCCTTGCTCATGGCCGTCTCGTACTCCTTGACGACCACAGTGGAGAAGCCGACAAACAGCTCCAGCGTCTCGTCGGTCGTCATCTCGATCTCGTCGAGGTGTGCGCTGGCGCGTTTGACGTAGTTGATGGCCTTCAGGATCTTGCTGAAGTCGAAGCCTCTGTTCGCCTCGATTTTTGCCCGGAAGTGACCGGGCTCTCCGTCGTACTCGAACCACTCGGAGATCACGGGCTCGACGCCGTAGACAGCGTTGACTGCTTCGGTGACGGCCCACTTCGTTCCCGCTTTTTCCTTCAGGAGCGTGGCCGCCTTGATGGTGGCCCGCTTGTTCTCGATGTCGACCGTGGAGTCGTACCACTCAAGCGACATCTCCCACGCCATCTCGTCGAGTTCGGCGCTGGTCATGTTGTCGATCTGATCCCACTCTCTGAGTCGTTGGATCTCCCCGCCGGGGGCGCGGATCAGAGCGTTCACCGCTTTGGCGAACGCCTGAACCGCTTCGTCGTCTCGCATAAACACCGGGAGCAGCTGAAGGATGTCGGCGTTTGATAACCTCATACCCATGGCTTATCCCTCCTTGATGATCTGCGAGACCTTCAGGTTCCCGGAGAACTTCGCGACCGTCGTGCTGTCGAGCTCCGTGTACTCGGGGCTCGTAATGACGACTCTGTCGGCTCCTACGAGATCGCCCTCTCCCTCAGGCGCGAGGATCAGCTTCCTCAAGTAGTCCGGGTTGATGTCTCTGTTCAGGGCTGAGCCCTGCCAGTAGATGTACTTCGCGATCGCTCCGTTGCTTCCTTCGATGGTCTCCTGACACTTGGCGGCGTTCGCTGCCGTTGTGTAGTAGGTCAGCTCGATGTCATACTCCACGGTCGCGGGAGCTGCTACGCTCACGCGGTCGGTCAGAGGTCTGACGTCGGAAGCGCTGCACGAGGCGAGCACTTTGTCGAGGATGTCCTGCGTCGGGATCGCTCCGCCGTATAGGATCGGCGTGATGATTACCTCGCAGGGGTTCGGCGACTCGACGATCGCGTCGGCCACGGCCGCGTCGGCCTGCATCGCCCAGTATCGGTACGAAGCAGCGGGGCCTGCCGTTGTGACTTTGTTGGTCGCCGCTCTGATGCGCTCCCTGAAGGCGTCGTCGCCTTCGATGTCGTTGCCTCCAGCTGTCGCCGAGATGTTGGCCACTGCGTCGATATACGCCAGCAGGTCGACCATGATGTTGATCGTGTCGACCGGGATGCTGTTATAATCAACGCCGCCCTCGGCTGCTGTTGCCTTCACGTCGACGTAGGTGGCGCCGGCCGCGAGCACTGCGGTGACGTCGGTCGCAAAATAGCGCTCGAAGTCGCTGGTCACTCTGGTGCCGGCCGGGATCGTGACGTTGGTGTTGATCGCTTCGTTCAGACTGAAGCGGAGCGTCGTGGTCGCCTTCTGAGCTTCGATGCGGACGAGGCCGCGGTTCTCACCGATCGCGTCGAGCACTTCGCCGCGAGCGTAGCGGAGCATCTTCTGGCGGCATGCGTCGTTGACGCTGCTGTATAAAGCCACGAAAAGAGGCACCATAGCCTCGCCGAAGATCCTGCGCTCGTCTCCCGGGTATAGCGGTTCCGCCACGCCGTTCTCGAGCTCCGTGATGATGGTGTTGTAGATCTCCGTGCTATTGGTTCCTATAAAATCGAGTTCGCTCACTCTTTTTCCTCCTTCCTTGCCGATATGTTGGCATTGACGCCGAAGTCACCGCCGCTGGCCAGAGCCGCAGAGATGTCGATCCCTTCGACGGCCATGCGCGGCTCGTATGTGCTCAGGAGCCACTCGGCGTCAGCCTCAGCCTTCTCGGCCGAGATAGTTGTGGGCGCATCCACGAGAGTCGCGTCTCTGCCTTTGATCCGGTCATACGGCACCTCGCCGCGTGTGATCAGGAGCAGGTTGACGGCGCACTGTTCTGGCGTTCCGTTTCCGCTTGATTTCATGGTTGCACCTCCTTACACGAGCGTCAGCTCGTTGGTGTAGACCCAGCTGCAGATGCCGTCCGGATAGCCGAGCAGCGTTTTCTCGCCTGAGATCTGGCTGACCTTGTGGCTGCGCTGCTTCACCCAGTTCGGGATCGTCTGGCCGGTGTAGTATTTGCTGCCCGTCGGTTTCACCATGGCGCCGACTTTGATGGTCTGCTTGGTGGCCGACGTGGCCTGAGTGTTGGTTGGTTTCTTTTCCGACTTCGCCGATGTCTGGGCGCCCACGTTGAGCGCGGACGTGTCGATCACCGACGTCGTTTTGCGGTCGTACTCTTTGAAGTCAAATTTCAGCTTTGCGAGCCTGATCCGACCGAAGTCGTCCAGCACCACGCCGCTGACGGAGACCTTCCTGAGCTGCAAGGTCGGGCCCAGAGCCTTGCCTTGCAGGTAGAAGATGCCGGTCTTTGTGACTCGGTTCTCCCACTTCTGGATCTCACTCCTGACGTCAATGCCCGCTGCGGAGTGCAGCGTTGTCGAAAAAGACAGAGGGAACAGCTCCGTGCCCCTCTCGTTGGTCTGCGGGGTGCCCTCCGCGTCGCTGTTGTTGTCGGCGATCTGAGCGTATGAAAAGCTCAGGCCCTCGACGGCGTTGACCTTGTTGGTGGACACCTCGAAAGTCATGTCGCGCCATTTTGCCATGATGGCCACGCTGATCACCTCCTATTATTTCGGGGCGCCGGTTTCGGTCGCTCCCTCTGATACGGAGTGCGTATGTGTCGCGAGATCCTTGCCGCCGGCCTCGACGCTTCCGCCTTGGATCTTGCCGCTGGCGGTCACGTTGCTGGCCGAGACACTGCCCGCGCTGACGCTTCCGGTGACAGAAAGAGACGGCAGCGAGCTGCCCCAGTTTCCGTCTGCACGCATGAGCAGCACGCCGGTCTGATCGTCAAACACGGCATAGATGACTTCCGTGCCCTTGCCGATGTTCCCGGCGCCTCCGCGCATGTGCCACGGGATGACCACCTGAGCAGAGACGAGGCCGGACTCGTTGCAGGGAACGACTCGCGCGGTGTTTCCGTCGATGCTCGTGATCTTGCCCTTCTCGATATATCCTGCCATCAATATCCCTCCAGTGGTTTCCTGAAAAATATGGTTGATTTGTTGCGAACGTGGTCGTGTCTGACTGCGGTGACGAAGATCTTGCCGTTCCACGCTTCAGCCTTCTTCGTGTTGAGACGGATCAGGCTGGCCGCAGCATAGCCGGGCATCAGCTCTCTGGCGAAGCTGCCACACACGAGGCCCTTGTTCGCAGCCCTCAGAAGTCCGCGAGCGAAGCGAGTCGCCTCTGCGTTGCTCGTGACCTTGATGGCCGCCTCGGGCTTCAGGATCTTGTCGCTCTTCGTGCCGGGCGCCTTGAAGGTGCCGGAGAAGTTGCCGCTCGCCACTATTGCAGAGCCGAAGGCGTTGTCGCTTCGATCCTCGTATGTGAATACGCCGTCCTCGCCGATCTCCAGAGTGGCCGCAGGTGTCTGCCCTTCGATGTACTGCTCGTTGTAGGCGATCAGCTTCCCGTCGTAGACGATCATCTGGTAGCCTTCCAGCATGCAGAGACGCCAGAAGAACGCGAAGTCTGTCTCGTTCTCCTGCGCGATGTACTTGTAGAGCTGATCGGTGCAGCCGTAGTTCTGGAACTCGAGGCCGTGCTTTGCGGCGATCTCGTTCGCGATTTGCAAGAAGTGGACGCCGGCCCACGACTTGCTGGTCTTGTTTTTGCCAGATGTCGGCATTGACATCGCTCTGACCGTGTAGACGCCGTTCTCCGGCCGCGTGGAGTGGATGAAGAGCTTGCCGGTCTTGGCTGCGCCGTTCTCGAAGGAGATGACGCTGCCGGGTGCCGGGTTCCACTTATTCCACACACTTGCGGGATCGTTGAAGCGCACGGTCAAGATGTCCGCCCGGTCTGCTGCGAACATCTCGTGGACGCAGTAGCGGACGGACACCTGACTGAAGATGTCGACGCCGTTGATGATTAGCTTCAAGAGCTTGACCTCCACGGGGGGAGCGTCGCCGGCGTTTCGACGTCCTCCATGATCGGGAGGCGGAGCGGCACGTTCGCGTCGAACACGATCACGTCCGCGTGTTCCGGGTTGAAGTCGATGATGTACTTCGCGAGCTTCTCCTCGTTGTACATCGTCAGTGCCAGCGAGTCAAAAGTGTCGCCGGCTCTTGTCCGGTATTCGAGATATGAAATTACGCGCGGCAATACCGTCCCTCCTCTCTGATGCGCAGCCACTCCTCGAGCCAGTCGAAGAACTCGGCCT